AGAAAAAATTATGTAAGTTTTGGTTCTACCTCTGGTGAAGGGTATCAAATATTCTCTTATCCACCAATTCAAGTCAAGATCGATGCAGAATTTGCTCCAGGATCTGGTGGCATCAATACAATTTTTACAACTCCAATTGTTCGCGGTCAAATTACTGACGTATATGTTTATGAAGAAGGATCTGATTATGGATCAAATATCTTAAACTTCCATAGAAATCCAAAAGTTGTTACAAAAACAGGACAGGGTGCTCAACTAAAACCTATTGTTAAGAGAGGATATATTGTTGCAGTTGAAGTTCAAAATCGTGGAAAGTTTTATGATGCTGCACCAGATTTGGAGATCAATGGTGAAGGTGTTGGTGCAAAATTAAGAGCAGTTGTAAGTGATGGTAAAATTATTGACGTAGTTATAATTAATAAAGGAACAGGATATAAAGAAAATAATACAAGTATCAATGTTAAACCACCTGGTAGAAATGTAGTTTTAGAATCAAACGTTAGATATCTTCGTGTCAATAACTTGAAGAGATTCTCTGATGAACTACTTTCAAATTATGAAGATAGTTTATCATATGGTGTTGTTGGTTATTCAACTGACAGAGATGGTGCATCTTTCCTAGATTCAGTTTCTGAGGATGAACACTCTAAAGTTATTGGATGGGCAAATGATGGCAATCCAATTTATGGACCATATGCATTTTCTGATCCTAATGATGATAACTCACCAACTAGAAGATTAGTCAGTGGTTATGTTGAGGCATCTTCCGATATTAAAAATCGCCCATCTCTTGATGTATTTGAATCTGGATACTTTATTGAAGACTTTAAATTCAATGACAGTGGTGATTTAGATTATCATAACGGAAGATACTCTAAGACTCCAGAGTTTCCTAATGGCGTATATGCATATTTTGTAGGTGTATCTACAAATGTTGTTACTGGAAAACTGGATCCAGCATTCCCTTATTTTGTTGGTGATACTTATAGATCACAAGTCATTACTGAGAGATTAGATCAAACATTTGATTTTAACAAATCAAATCTTGTTAGAAATACATTCCCACATAGAACAGCAAAACAATACTCAGGAAGTGATTTCCTCTTTGAATCAAACTCTCCTGTTGATCAAACAACTATTGTTGAATCTGCATCTAAAGGTTCCATTGAATCTTTTGTAATTATAAACTCTGGTGATGATTATAAAGTTGGTAATTCTTTAACCTATAATAATGCTGGCACTGGTGGCGGTGGTGCAGCAGCAGAGGTATCTAGAGTATTTGGTAGAAAAATTAACGAGATTTCTACAGAATATCTTAAGTATGAAAATTCTGTTGTTGAAAGAGAAAATTCAGAAACTCTTAAAATATACACTAATACAATTCATGAATATTTGGATAAGGATACTATTCAAATATCTGGTATTTCAACTCACGTTGAAGGGTTAATCGGATCACATGTAATTGGTGTTTCTTCCAATACGACAAGATTAACAGATTACATTTCTGCAGATCGTGGTATATCTACAGACATTTACGTTTCATCACTTTCATCTGTAATTGGATCTGGAACTTCTATTGGAATTGGTAGTGAAACCTTCAGAGTTCTAAATGTATTTGGTGATGAAAATGTATTACGTGTTAAGAGAGGTATTGTAGGAGCTTCCCATACATTTGCCGATTTAGTAAGTGTAAAAAATGATTTCTTCACTATTCCAGTAAAATCTGAAGAAGAAATAGATTCTAAAAAGAATTACAGCGTTTATTTTAATCCTTTCGAATCTGTTGGTGTTGGATTGCAAACTGGAACTGATACATCTCTTGGATATCATGTAGGAAGATCTCCAAAAACAATTTCTGTCCCAACTCAGTCAATTTTCTTACCAAATCATCCATTCAAAAATAACCAAGAAGTTCAATTCACTGTTCCTACTGGTTTTGTTGGAATTGATGTCCGAAATACTCCTGGTGGTTTGACATTTGCATTAGCAAATCAACCAGTTTATGTTATTAATAAAGGAAAAGATTTTATTGGCATTGTAACTCAAGTTGGACTTACAACCACAACAGGTGGTCTGTTCTTCCCTGCAACTAATGTCAATACTAACAATAGTTTTGAATATGCCTTTACAACCAAGTTTAATGAAATAACTGCAAATGCGAAGAAGATAAAAACACAGGTTTCTATCTCAACCATTCATAACTTAAACAACGGTGATTCTATTGATCTTACAGTAACACCAAATCAATCTGTTGGTTTTGGCACAAATCCATCTGTAAATGTCAAATATAATACGACTTATAAAAAGATTCTAGTTGATAGTGTTGGATTTGGTTCAGATAAAATTAATACCGATGATAATACTATTACTCTTAATAGTCATGGTTACAAAACAGGTCAAAAAGTATTCTATGATGCCACAGATTTAGTTTCTAGTGGTTTAGAAACTGGAGGATATTTTGTATTCAGGGTTGATGATGATAAATTTAATTTAGCAAAAACATATAATGATACTGTTTCTAATCCACCAGTAATTGTTAGTATTGCAAGCACTGGTGGTGCTAATCAAGAAATTAGTCTCCTAAATCCACAAATTGAAGTATTTAAAAATAATAATATTGTTTTTAATGTTTCTGATAGTTCTCTATTGGATTATGAATTCAAATTCTTCTATGATAAAAACCTTAGTAATGAATTCGTTTCTACAGGAACAACATCGACATTCTCTGTCGTTGAGGGTGTAGTTAGTGGTGTAACTTCTTCTTATACTATTACATATAGTAAAGATCTACCAACAAAATTATATTATTCTTTTGAAAAAGATGGTGTTTCTATTAAACCAGATGCTGATGTTGTTGATTCTTCAGAAATTATATACATTGATAGTAAGTATAATAGATCGTATAATGTATTTGGAGTTGGATCTACAACCTTCAACATCTCCCCAAGTGAACTCCCAGAAGCATTATCATACACATCAACAAATACCGATACTCTAGAATACACAACGAATTCGAAAACTGCTTCTGGACCAATATCCAGAATAACAACAGTTTCAACTGGTTCCAATTATTCAAGATTACCAGTTATATCTGGTTTAGGATCTGGAACTGCAGCAACTGTTGGATCTAATGCAATTATTAGACCTGTAACAGAATCGATTGGTAAACTAAACAATTTCAGAATTGTTAATGAAGGATTTGAATATGCTTCTGATAAAACGCTAAGACCTCAGGCAAAAATTTCAAAATTATTTACTTTAGGTGGAACAGATATTGTAAAATCGATTAGTGTGCTAGATGGAGGTAGAAATTATCTTTCACCACCAAGTCTTATTATTGTTAACATGTATACTAGAGAGGTTATTGATTCCTCCACATATTCTTTAGAGACACAATTTTCAGGAAATACCATTGTTGGTGTAGATGTTGTTGCTGAACCAAAAGGTCTAGATTCTGTCGAGCACCGTTTATTCCCAATATTGAATAGTAATGGTGTTCAAGTTGAAAAAATTACTGATTATAGTAATGGCATTGTAACTCTAGAATTAAGCACTCCACCAATTGATGGTTTTGCAAATCCACCATTTGCTGTTGGAGATGAAATTTTTGTTGAAGGACTGAGGAAACAATCTTTCACAGATACTCTCGGTAATGTAACTTCACCTGGTAATGGATTTAATTCTGAGGACAATGGATACAATTTCTTTAGAGTGGTTGAGTTCACAAACTCAAATCCAGCTATACTGAAGTTTAACATTGGTGATTTAACAACTAATGCAGGAACTCCACAAGAACTACAAACTGGATTTACTGCAGTTGTTAAAAAACAAAACTTCCCAACGTTTAAATTAAATATCGAATCTGGTATTTTCTTCCTTGGAGAAGAGTTAACCGTAAATGGCAATAAAACTGATTTAGTAACTACTGTTGTTGAGCAAGGATTGGTTAAAGTTGACGGTGATTATAAAGTAAAAATTGGTGATAAGTTAAAAGGAATCAACTCTGGTGTTTTTGCAACTATTAACTCTATTACTGATTTTGAAGGAAGATTCTCCGTAGATTATTCTAGTAAGAAGAATTTTGGTTGGAAAGATAATGTTGGTCAACTGAGTAATTCATTACAAGTTATTCCTGATAACCACTACTATCAAAACCTTTCATATACCATTCAAAGTCCAAAAGAATTTGAAACTATCCAGGAAGATGTAAGTCGTCATGTTCATCCATCAGGGATGTTGAACTTTGCCGACACTCAGTTGATGTCTAAATCTACTGTTTCTATTGGATTAACTGATTCATTTGTTTCAACTGTTCTTGATTTTGTTGGTGAAAGAAGAGTTGACACGATTAATAATTTTGATTTGGTTCAAGATTATGATGCAACTAGTGAAACTTCAAGATTTGTAATTTTCAAAAATAGAAGACTCTCTGACTTTATTGAATGTAGAACTAATAGAGTATTACAAATTGATGATATTAGTAATAGATTCTCAAGCGCAGAATTTAACAAAGATACATTTGTTGAAACAATAGAATATCCAATTACTGATTTTTATTCAAGATTCTTAGTTCAAATTTCTGATGAGGATAAAATTAGTTCTCAGTTTAGTGAAGTTGTTGTATTGAATGATTTTGATAATACTTATACATTGAATAAAGTTGATATCTTTACAGATAAGAAACTTGGAACTTTATCTGGAGATTTTGCTCCTAGCGGAGATCCAACTTTAAGGTTTGATCCTGTTGATCCAAATAACTTTAATTATAATGTTAAAGTTTATAGGGAGTCTTTTGCACCTTCTACTACAGTTGGAACTGGTTTTACTGAATTTGGTTTCCTCAGAATTGACGGAAGAACTAAGAGATTGGGTCCTGCAAATGGAAATGGATTGGTTGGATTTAAAACTGATGTTTTTGAAGCACTTTCCAGTAAATATGATACATTATATACATTTGCACAAGTTCTGAATACTGATACTAATAGAATGAACTACTTTGAAGTAGTTGCTCATCATGATGGACAAGATAATCATATATCAGAATTTTACTATGACACCTTGCCAACATCATCATTCTCTGGTGCAAACATTGGCACATTTGGACTGAATGTTTCTGGTGGTGTTATTAGTCTCAATTTTGAAAATAATATCAATAACAATCTAATTGTTAAGACAAAGACAATTGGAATAGGAACTACTGGTGCTGGAGTTGGAACACATAGATTCTTGGTTCCTGGTCAAATTCCAGGAACGGAAAGAACTGCAAAGTTTGATTCACAATTAAAAGAAACAGTCGGTGTTGCCACTGTATTTGAGTTTGATAGTGTGCTCCAATTCAGCCAAAAATCAATTATAAGAATTGGTGTAGGTGAAACCACAGTAGTTCAGAACTTGATGGTTGTTGCTGATCAACAGAGAAGTACTATTCAATCATCACCATTCATCAATGTCAACACATCAAACGGTATTGGAACATATTCTTCCGAAATGGTTGGAGGTAATGTAATTGTTAAATTCCACCCAGATCCAGAATTCGCATCTGATACTATTACACATCAAGCGTATAGTCAGCATATTTACACTGACATTGATGAGTTCAATATTCCTCCAGCATACCTTGTAGGAACTGTTGAAGAAGACCTTGCAAATTCTTTCTATGGTTCAATTAATGTCTTTGGTAAGGATAAGACTGATTTTGATCTAAATTATAAATCTATCCCAATTTATGAAAAAGCATTTAATCCAGCAAACACTAATACATTAAATCGATCTACTGGTGTCTTTAGTATTGATGACCACTTTTTCGAAACTGGTGAGGAGTTAATTTACACTCCAACATCAACATTGATTGGTATTGCTGCAACTTCTGTTGGTATTGGAACTACTGTTGTTAACGGAACTTTATTCACTGGTGATATTGTTGAGACAGGTTTCTCTACAATTACTGGTATCGCAAATTCAACAGGTTTAACCTCTGGTGCTCTACTATTTGGTGATGGAATTGCTGCAAATACCACAATCACGGGTATTCAAACATTCAATTCATATTTCCAAGGTGATGTTGTAAGTGCGGGTGCAACAGTAATTACGGGTATTGGTAATACATCAGTTATCAAAGTTGGTTCTGGAATTTTCTCTGGAGATAACACTTCATTAGGAACTGTCATTGCTATTGGTATTAATTCTATAACGGCATCCACATCGATTGTTGGTGGTGATGATAGAACATATTTTGTTGATAATCCAAATTGGTCGGTGACCATGTCGAATGTTTCTACTGCATCGACGATCAGAGAAGTATTTACTACAGGTATCACTACTGATAAGATGCCTTCTAGAGTATACGCAATCAGACTTTCTAAGGATACATTTAAGTTAACAGGAACTGCTGGTGGTAGTGGAATAGGATTCACATTTACGGATGTTGGAACTGGAAATCGCCATAAACTTGAAATGAAGAAGAAGCTTGAAAAAGCACTTATTACCATTGATGGTGTAACTCAATATCCATTAGCATATACTCCATTAACATTTAATTTGGAAAATAATGGAGGAACAACTATTGGTGCCGCTGTTTCCTTCATATCACTTTCTGGTATTTCTTCAATTAAACCAAGAGATATTCTTAAAGTAGATGAAGAGTTCTTAGAAATTCAAAATGTAGGATTTGGAACTACAACATCAGGTCCAATCAGTGGTATTGGAACAGTTCCATTGATTAATGTATCCAGAGGATTTGTTGGAACTTCAGCAACATCACACAATGATGGTTCTGAAGCAAGAATCTTTAAGGGTGCATTCAATATTGTTGGTAATAAGATTCACTTTACAGAAGCTCCTGATGGTAAGGGCAACAATGACAGATTAAATGAAAGTGCATTGTCTCTTCCAAAATCAACATTTAATGGTAGAGTTTATCTAAGACAAGATTATACTGGTAATACTGTATATGATGATATTTCTTTAGGATTTAATGGAATTGGAAGAACATTTAGTGTTTATAAGGAGGGTGAAAACACTCTTGGACTGGAAGCAGGAAGCAACCTAGTATTCATTAATGATATTTTCCAGACTCCTGATACTTCTAATAATACTGGTAACAATTATTCCTTTAGTGCTGATGAAGTAACTGGAATTTCTAGTGTTACATTCACTGGAATCACCAGATCAGGATCTAATGATATTATCATCTCTGAAGAAGATGTTAACCAGAATCAAATTCCAAGAGGTGGTGTTGTAATCTCTGTTGCAGCTACTGGTGGTCTTGGATATGCACCACTAGTTAATGCTAAGGTAAAACCAACCATCGGTGCTGGAAAATCAATTTCTGGTTTACTTGGTGTTTCTACATTCAGTTCTTCTCAAATTAATATCAGCACTTCTCGTTATATTGAATCGACTGGTATTCTTGAGATCACTACAGCAACACCACATAATCTGTATGGATCGGGAACATTTGTATATTTGAATGATTTAGAGTTCTCTTGTGCTGCACCACATGCTGGTGTGACTACAACAATATTCCCAGATGGAACTCAAGGATTCCAGTATCCAGTTACTGGTATTTCTTCCGCCAAGACATTTGAAGTTAATGTTGGAACAAGCACAATTCCACATACATATGAATCTGGTGGAACTGTTCGCCAATATTTCCCACAATTAACCTTTGGTTCTGGATATCGTGGATCTGTTGGTGTTGCAGTTACTGATCTTGCATATGCACATAGATTTGTTGAATCACAAACAGATTCAATCGCTGATGATACTGCTGGAGTATTTACAGCAACTGCTGCAGTTTATAATCAAACTACTGGAACTTTAAGACTTACCATAGGTTCTCACACATTAACAACTGATAATGTTCTCACTATTGCTGCAAATTCGTTAACATTTACTTGCACTAAGGATGGCAATTCATCCAACCACACATATCCACGAACAACAGACCAAGCATTTGGTGCAACATTAGATATCATTGCAACAACTGCAAATACGGTCACTGTTAATGTTGGAGCATCTCCAGTTGGTCAACAATATGCACACACATTTGTTAGTGCCGTTGCTAATTCCATTGTTGCTGGTAATGCTAAAACACCAACAAATGCTAAGTATACATCACATTCTGGTGTTCTTGTATTAACAGTTCCGAATCATGGGTTGACAGTTAATGATGAAGTTCAGATTGCAAGAGAATCACTCACATTCAAGTGCTCTAGTGATAACTTTAAAACTGATCAATTATACCCAAGATCAACTGATCCTGTTGTTGGTATTCATACTGCAATTACTGCGGTAACTACAAATACAATTACTGTAAATATTGGTCCTGCTGGTGGTGCAGGAACTGGTGCAAATATCACTGCTACTGTTGGTGCTGGTGGAACATTAGCATTTAATATTGTTGATGGTGGTAGTGGATACATCAATCCAGTTGTATCAGTTGATAGTCCATCTTACGATAATCTATCTGTTACTGGAGTATCAAGACTTGGAATTGGTGCAACAACAGCAACAGGTATTGGTTTATCAATGACATTTGATCTGTCACCATCATCTGTTGGTATTGGAACTTCATACTTTGAAATTGATCGATTTGAAATTACAAATCCAGGTTATTCATTCAAAAAAGGTGATGTATTTAAACCAGTTGGTTTAGTTACTGCTGCAGGATTATCATCACCTATTTCTGAGATTAAATTCACTGTCACTGAAGTGTTTAATGATTCCTTCTCCTCATGGCAACTAGGTGAATTTGATTACATTGATAGTAATGCATCTAGACAAGATGGCATAAGAACTAGATTCCCACTATTCAAGAATAATCAACTACTCAGCTTTGAAAAAAATAATTCCGATGTAACATCTTCTCTCATTGATTTTGATGCAATTCTGCTGATTTATGTTAATGGTGTTATGCAGGAACCAGGTAACTCATACACATTTGATGGTGGAACAACATTCTCATTCAATGAACCACCTAAGAAAGAAGACAAAGTTGATGTATTCTTCTATAGAGGAACTAGAGATGTTGATAGTGTTGAAGTTGATGTTGATGAATCAATCAAACCAGGTGATGAAATTAGAGTATTGAAAAACGATTCCTTAAGTGTCAATACAATTTCACAAGATTCAAGAATTGTATCTTCAATCATATCTGCAGATACTATTGAAACTGGAATTTACCTTGGTGATGGTATTGATGAAACTAATTATAAACCCATTGAGTGGAATAAGCAGAAGAGAGATTTATTGGTTGGTGATAATGCACAACCAAAAACTAGAGATTCTTTAGAGGGTATGGTTTTCCCAACTGCTAAGGTAATTAAAGATTTCACTTCAACAGACACTGAAATTTTTGTTGATTCTGCACAACTCTTCAATTATGAAGAAAATGAATCTGCAATAACAATCAATCAAGTTTCTGGTCTATTAGTATCTGGTAATCCAGAACCTGTTGCATGTGCTTTAACTGCTGTTGTATCTGCTGCTGGAACAATTTCATCAATTGATATTGTTGATGGTGGTAGTGGGTATGATCCTGGATCAAATGTTACTATTGTTGTTGCAACACCAATTGGTGGTATTGGAACTGATATCTTTAAACCAGAAATTAAAGATAAGGTCGGAACGGTTGGTATTGGATCTACAGTAATAACTGGAATTGATCCATCATCAATTAGAGTTGGACACTCTCTGAATAGAGCATTTGATGGGGCACTCGAAATCATAGATAAGACATTCACAGTAATTGGAGTTGGCACAGATTCTATTGAACTTAATAAAGCTCCAGCAAATACCAGAACACTTGTAAGAACATTTGATTTTGGTTTATATCAAGATCAAGTTCGTGCTATTGCATCCACAACGGTTTCTGCTGGTGGAACCATTGGTTCTATTTCAATAACTAATCCTGGTTCTGGATATACATCCACAGCAACTCCAGATTTACTTACAGCACTACCTGTTGTTCAAGATGAATTGATCACTGGTATTGAGTTTGTTTCTGGTTACAGTGGTATTATTACTGGTATTACAACCAGTGTTGGAACTGGTGGTAATCCACTGGCAGTTAGATTTGATTTGGAATTTGATTCCACATCAGTTATTGACTCTTTAGAAGTTGGTTATCCAATTATGGTTTCAAATACGACCGTTGGCACAGGAATTACATCTATTGATGATAGTGATAGTGCTGTTGTTGGTATTGGAACAACATTTGCGGATAATATATACTATGTTCATGCATTTACCAGACAAAACCTTACAGGAATTGTAACAGCAAATATTCTTTCAACTACCAATCACATTGGTATTGGAACTACAACTGGTTCATATTGTGGATCATTCTCCTGGGGTAGATTATCTGGATTCAAGAGAGGATCAACTGCTATCGGTATCGGAGTTTCTGGATTTACCGTAAACTCTGGTCTGACGACATATCCAACAATCCAAAGAAGAGACTTTGGACTTAGAGATAATGGATCTCTAAGAAAAGATCTTGGTTAATCATTTATAAATATAGAAAAAAGCTAGCGATATGGCTGCGATTGTTACAGATCAATTTAGACTTTTAAACGCTGAGAATTTTGTGGATTCTGTTAGTGATCCTAATAATTCTTATTACGTTTTTCTGAGTCTTGTGAATCCCTCCGCAAATGTTGGGTTTGGGAGATCTACTACATGGGATACTAATACTCCCTCCCCAATAGATAATAAAAACTACCTAAGTCATGTCAAAGATACTATGATTTTTGGTAAGAGAATTACCAAAAATGATATTAGAAGACTTGTGAGGAGAGTTGACTGGAAGCAAGGGACAGTCTATGAAATGTATAGGCATGATTATGGATTAGATAATCCATCTCCACAAACAAATTCTTCTAGATTATATGATGCAAATTACTATGTAATTAATAATGACTTTAGAGTATATGTTTGTATAGATAACGGATCTTCAGAAGCAAATCCAACAGGAAACTTCTCTCAGGATGAACCAACTTTTGTTGATTTGGAACCATCACGAGCAGGTGAGAGTGGAGATGGATATATTTGGAAATACTTATTTACAGTTTCTCCTAGTGACATCATAAAATTTGACTCTATTGAATATATTCCAATTCCTAATGATTGGGAAACAACAACAGATCAACAAATTGTTTCGGTTAGAGATAATGGTGATTCTACAATCAATGAGAATCAAATTAAAAAAATCTATGTAGAAAAACAGGGATCTGGTTATAATACTACAGATGCTGAATTAGATATTTTAGGTGATGGTGTAGGTGGAAAAGCAGTTGTCAATGTAGTTGGTGGCAAAATCACCTCTGCAACTGTTTCTGCTGGTGGAAATGGGTATACTTATGGAAGAGTTGATTTATCTACTATCAATTCAGGTGCTACTGGATTTGCACACCTAATTCCAATTATTCCTCCATCAAGAGGACATGGATATAATGTATATGAAGAGTTAGGAACAGACCGTGTTTTAGTTTATGCTCGTTTTGATGCATCTACTAAAGATTTCCCACTGGACACAAGATTTGCACAAATTGGAATCATAAAAAATCCAAGTAGAGTTGGAACAGCATCTTCTGTATTCAAAGAGAGTCAGTTTTCCAATCTTGGTGGATTTAAATTATCCTCAGTTTCGAACGCAGAAGATGCAAATCCAGGAAATAGAATTTTCCAAACTGTTAGTGGGGTTGGAACTGCAACTGGATATCTTGCTTCTTATGATACAGAAACTCAGGTTTTAAAATACTTCCAAGACAGAAGTTTGTATTTTAATGCTGGTTCATATGATCAAAAAGATTCCAAGAGTGTTCTATCAGAAGCAAAAAAAGTTGCTTTCTCGAAAGATGGTGGAACAGTAACTTCAACAAATAGTTTCAGTGGAACAATTGATCAAAATTTCACTGGAATTACGACAGCAGTTACTTCAACTAAAAATGTAAATCTAGCAACTCAATTCACAAACGGGATTGCTCTTCCTGAGATAAATAAAGGATCGGGGGACATTATCTATCTTGATAATAGACCTCGTGTCTCAAGAAACCCAAGACAAAAAGAAGATATCAAAATAGTACTGGAATTCTAAAATGTCACAAAAAACAAACTTAAATGTTTCACCATATTATGATGACTTTGATCCCAATAGTAATTACTATAGGGTTCTTTTTAAACCAGGATTTCCAGTTCAGTCTAGAGAACTGAGTGTTTTACAGTCAATATTACAAAACCAAATTAAATCATTTGGTAATCACATCTTTAAAGATGGATCTATCGTAATTCCAGGAAATATATCATATAACTCATCATATTATGCTGTAAAAATTAACCCAACACACGTTGGTTTAAGTGTAGGTTTATATCTTGAGCAGTTAGTCGGTAAGAGAATCAAAGGACAAACTTCTCAAATTACAGCAGTAGTTCAGAATGTCATAAAAAATACTGAGTCTGTAACTGATGACTATACATTATATGTTAAGTATATTACATCAGACTCTGCATTTAATGTTTCGCAGTTTACAGATGCAGAAACACTTGTTACCTTAGATAGCGTAACTTACGGAAATACTACAATATCCGCAGGCGATACTTTTGCAACTTTAATTAATTCAGAAGCAACATTCACTGCATCTGCTGTTTCTATTTCTGATGGAATTTACTATATTAGAGGACATTTTGTAAATGTTGCTGAAGATACTATAATTTTAGATCAGTATTCTAATACACCTTCATATAGAGTTGGTCTGTCAATTTCAGAGTCAATTGTTGATGCACAGGCAGATAATTCTTTATATGATAACGCCAGAGGATTCTCAAACTATGCTGCACCTGGTGCAGATAGATTACAAATTTCTACAAAATTATCCAAAAAGAGATTAACTGATACTGACGATAAAGATTTTGTTGAAATCTTGAGAGTATCTGATGGTGTAGTTAAAAAAATTCAAGATACCAATCAGTATTCAGAAATTAAAGAGTATATTGCTAAAAGAACTTTTGAAGAATCTGGAAATTATGCTGTAGATCCTTTCAATATTGAGGTAGAAAATTCCCTTAATGATCGCTTAGGATCTGATGGGGTTTTCTTCCCTGGTCAAATTACAGAGAAAGGAAACACACCTACAGAAGACCTCTTAGCAATTAAGGTTTCTCCTGGAAAAGCATATGTTCGTGGATATGATATTGAGAAAACATCCACAACTATTCTAGATGTAGCAAAACCAAGAACTACTAGAACTGTTGCAACATCTTCTGTTCCCTTTACTATGGGAAATAGACTAAGACTGAACAATGTTTCGGGAACTCCTGCTATTGGTCTTAATTTAAATAATAATCACATTCTTGAATTATTTAATAGAAGACATAATCCATCAGATACAAACGCTGGAACTGGTTTAAAAGTTGGAACAGCAAGAGCATATTCTTTTGATCTTGCAGATTCTGACATTTCGGATACAAGAAACGTTTGGGATTTATTCCTCTGGGATATTCAAACATATACCATACTAACACTATCTTCTGGTGCTACATCAACAGAAGTTCCTGCCGGATCATATATTGAAGGTGTTAATAGTGGTGCTAGTGGATATGTTGCAAGTCATACTGCATCTGGAGAATATTCGTTAGAGCAAACATCTGGATCATTTACTGTAGGTGAGCAAGTAACAGTTAATGGAAGTCCTGCTCTCAGTAGAGCAATCGTAAAGATAAAAGTTTTTGGTATTCAGGACATTAAATCAGTATTCCAAACAACAACTAATACAAGTCTTGTTACTGCATTCCACGGTGATGCTGTTTTAACTGAAAGTGTCCTACCAAACTTTAGTTCTACCGATATTATATCAATTGCACCCACGACTGGTATTTCAACAGTTGCTGGTAGAAATTTTGTAGGTGTTAAGACAGATAGTATTATTCAATATACTGTCGATGGTGAAGATCTTCCAACTTTCAATAGAATTACTGGTATTGCAACAGATGGAACATCAATTACTCTAGCAGCTACTCATAGTGTCACTGGAATAAACAATTCGGCAATCACTGCTGGTAATTATACGTTCAAAGTTCTTACACCAGACATTGCTGATACTGATAGAGCTAAACTCTATTCAAATTTAAATACTAACAATATTTCAAATGTTTCTTTAACTAACTCAGATCTGATAGTAAGAAGACAAGCAATATCTCAATCTTCGGATAATAATGGTTCTATAACTCTTAACAAATCCGATATTGGAATTACTAGTTCCTTCTTTGAACCATATGCATTAAATAGATATTCTGTCATATATTCCAATGGTATTTCTGCAGACCTTGCTTCTGAACAAGTTGTAGTTTCTGGTGATGGTGAAAGTGTTACTTTGAGTGGTTTGATTGCAAATCAATCTAATATTTTTGTAAATGCTACTGCAAAGAAGGTTTCAGTTTTAAGTAAAAAGAAGAATTATATTAGAAGTGAAAAACTGGAAATTGCAAGAAGTGCAAATAGTGCTCTTGCAACTGAATCAGGATTAACTCAAAATAACTTCTATGGTCTTCGTATCGAAGATAGAGAAATTTCTTTAAATGTTCCTGATGTTAATAAAGTTATTGCTATCTATGAATCTGTAGATAGTGGAAGTGTTATCTTAGATAGACTCACATTTGGATCTGGTCTAAGTCTTGACACTGCATCTATTTTAGGTGAAAAAATTATTGGGCAGGGTAGTGGAGCAGTTGGTCAAGTTGTTACTAGATCTTCATCAACAGAAGTTGAATTTGTTTATTTGAACGCAAATAGATTCTCACCAAATGAATCTGTTACTTTTGAGGAATCTAACATAAGATCATCTATCCTTACAGTCAGTAAAGGAACATATGTTGATAAAACAAATGACTATGTGTTGGATAAGGGGCAGAGAGATCAATATTATGATTATTCTAGAATTGTAAGAAAATCTGATTTTTATATTCCATCTAGAAGATTAACTATAATCTATGATTATTATCAGGTGCCTTCAAGTGATTCTGGAGATGTTTACACTGTTAATAGTTATGGAACAGAAAGATATGGTAAAGATATTCCACTACTCTCAGGTAATGTTAGAGCAACCGACACTTTAGATTTTAGACCAAGAGTTGCATCATTTACTTCTATTACAGCATCACCATTTGTATTTGCAAGTAGAGACTTCTCCGCAGTAGGCGCAAACTCTTCATTAGTTATTGCACCTAATGAGTCATTTAATGTTGGATACTCATATTACTTACCAAGAATTGATAAGGTAGTGTTGAAAAAAGATGGTGAAGTTTCTCTAATTAGAGGTGTTGCATCATCCAATCCAGTTGAACCAACTTCCATTGATGAATCTATGGATTTGGGAACTATTGAGTTACCAGCATATCTCTATAACCCAGATGATGCAAAAATTACTCTTACAAATAATAAGAGATATACCATGCAAGATCTTCGTGAACTTGAAGATCGTATTGAAAATGTGGAAGAATTAACTTCCCTAACTCTACTCGAATTGGATACAAAATCACTTCAAGTTAGAGATATTGATGGTTTAGATAAGTTTAAGTCTGGTTTCTTTGTTGACAACTTTAAGGGAACTAGATTTATTAATACTGAAGATCCAGATGCAAATTCTACCATTGATACAAATAAGACTGAATTGAGATCTGATTTAGTTTTCAGTTCACTAAAATCTAGAGTATCTCCCATATCAACAGAAGATTTATCTACGTTAGATTTTTCATCAGACTTTACTTTAAGTGATCCTAGTGTTAAGAAGACTGGTGATCTTGTTACTTTAAATTATTCTTCAATCGAGTGGACTGATGTGCAACAGTCTTTTGCAACCAAAGAACAAAAAGTAAATCCTTTTGGGGTTGAAAACTTTAATGGTGTTGTAAAACTTACTCCATCTTCAGATACTTGGGCAAGAACATTAAATGTTCAGGCGGGGAGAATTTTAAGATCACAAAGTGATTGGTCTAACACATATATTAGTAATCTAATTACTAGTTCTGAAGTAAGCAATAAATTAAGATCAAGAAATATTGCTTTTGAAGCAAGTGGTCTGCAACCATCAACAAATCATTACTCATTTTTTGGTGGAAGTTCTAATATAGATGTTATTCCAAAACTTCTACAAGTAACAATGTCTGCTGGATCTTTCCAAGCAGGTGAAACTGTATATGGATATCAGGACGGAAGAAAGGTAAGTGCTTTCAGATTAGCAAATGCTAATCACAAATCTGGTTCCTATCTAAATCCATCAGAAGTTTATACTAAAAATCCATATTCACCAACACTTGATATTGCGACAGTATATTCATCATCTTCTCCAATGATCAATGTTGATCTAATGTCACTTGCCGATGATGGTGATGGAAGATTCTATGGATATGCATCTCAAAATATGATTTTAGTTGGAGAATCTAGTTCTGCACAAGCAACAGTTTCTGCTCAATCATTAACAACCGATGTAGTTGGTGATTTGAATGGTTGTTTATTCATTAGAAATCCATTAACTTCTCCTGCACCTGCAGTAACCTTTAGATCTGGTTCAAAAACACTTAAGTTAACTAGTAGTTCTATCAACTCTAATGCTACTAACGTAAGATTCACTCAAGAGACATTCCATAATAATGGAGTTATTAATTCTGGTGTGTATACTGAAAGTGTTACTGTTAGAAGACCTCCATCAGCATTGACTGTTAATGCTACAAGAAGAGATCCACTATCACAAACGTTTAGGACAGATAATACTGGTGGTTTCTTAACCAAAGTTGGTCTTTTCTTTAAAACAAAAGATCAGACTGAAAAAGTTTTTGTAGAAATAAGAGAAACTGATATTGGTGGAACACCAAAAAATAAAGTTGTTCAGGATTTTGCTAGAGTTGGTATTTTACCTGCAGATATTACAGTTTCTACAGATGGAACAACCGAAACAGTTGTAAATCTGCCTTCTCCATTATATCTACAAGCTGATACACAATATTCTTTAACTTTATCTTGTCCAACATCCGATGATTATGAAGTTTGGGTTGGTGAAACAAATCAACCAACAGTAGCAACTCAAAATTATCCTGCTGCTGATCAGGTGATCTATTCTAATCAATATACTGGTGGTAATTTATATAAACCACAGAATGGATCTGTTTGGTCTCCAGTAATTTCTGAAGATTTGAAATTTAAACTATACAAGGCAGAATTTGCTTCTACATCTGGAATTGTATATTTCAATAATCCATCACTTTCTGTTGGAAGCACTTATACTTCAGCAGATGCAAATATTCCACATCTAGTAAATAATCCAATTAAAACCTTACCACGTAAGTTGATTGTTGGTATGTCAACTTCTCAGGCACTTGGAACTATTCTTGTTCCTGGTGTTAAAGTTGCTGAGGGTGACAACAACGGTATTATTGAATTTGTCGGTGGAAATGTTGGAACTGTTGGAATCAGCACAGTTGGTGTGGGTTATTCAAATGGAACCTTCAACAATGTCCCACTTTATACAATTTCGGGTAATGGTTCGGGTGCAACAGCAAACATTACCATCTCTGGAAATGGTGTAAGTGCTGTTTCACTAGCATCAACTGGAAATGGTTACAGACAGGGTGATTTACTTGGAATTACAACTAGTTCTGTTGCTGGAACCGGTAATGGTGCCCTAATATCTGTCAATACTGTTCCAAATATTGATACACTCTACCTCACTAATATGAATGGTGAACTATTTGATACTGGAGATACTATATCATATTACAGTGGAAGCACTCTTGTTTCTATGGCAGGAACAATAGTTAGAGGAACATCAGTAATTCCAGATGAAATTTATGCTGGAAATGTATTTGAAGTTTCTCACTACAACCACGGTATGCACTCAAATAGCAATATCGTAAACATTAGTGGTGTTGAACCAAATACCTCTTCTAGCACACTTTCCGCTGCGATTGTATCAACAGATACTACAGTTTCTGTTGCAAATACCTCCTTGTTTGAATTATTTGAAGACTCTCCTGTTACTGCAACTAATCCTGGATATGTCCTTGTTAATGATGAGATCATTTCATATAAACAAATTAATGTTGGATCTCTAGAGATTGTTTCTCGTGGTGAGAATGAATCGACAATTAGAAATCATGCCGTTGGTGATGAAGTTCGCAAGTATGAACTGAATGGTGTTTCCTTAACTAGAATTAACAGGAAGCATGATATGCCAACAAATCAATCTTTAGTTGCTAAGAGAGGTATTGACACTTATCATCTCCAGGTTGAAAGACCTAGTGCTAAAACTGGTGGAACAACTCAACTGAACTTCAATACTGAAGGTTCTTTTGGTGGAAGTAATTGTAGTGCATCTCAAAATATTCAATTTAACGAAATAATTCCTTACTTTAATGTTGTCAATCCAGGAAACACTAGCGTTTCTGCAACACTAAGAACAGTTTCTGGAACTAGTGCTGGTGGTAGTGAAGTTTCATTCCAAGATCAAGGATATGAATCTGTTGCTCTTAACAGAGTAAATGAACTTTCAACACCAAGAATTGTATGTTCAAATATTAACGAAACTACTAGGTTGACAACTCTTCCTAAGAACAAATCATTAACTCTTGGAATAAGGATGGAGACAAATAATACTGCCCTTTCTCCAGTTGTTGATCTTTCCGAAGCAGCAACATTTGTATTTGCTAGAAATAGATTAAGTAGACCAATCACAAACTATGTGGTTGATTCTAGATCAAACCAAAATACAGGTGATCCACATGCTTCTGTATACATTTCAAATACGGTTAATTTACAAAGACCAGCATCAACACTGAAAGTATTACTCTCATCATATAGAAATTCATCTAGTGATTTTAGAGTTCTATACAAACTTATTAGAGCAGATTCTAGTGAAGTAGAACAAACTTATGAATTGTTCCCAGGTTATAATAATTTGACCGATGCTAACGGAGATGGTTATGGAGATACTGTTATAGATACTTCTTTAAATGATGGTTTACCTGATAGTAGGGTAAATCCAAATGTAGATGGTGAATACTCGGAGTATCAATTTACAGCAGATAATCTTGATCTATTTGTTGGATTTACAATTAAAATTGTAATGAGTGGAACAAACGAAGCATACACAGCTAAGTTTAAAGATCTGAGAGTGATTGCTTTAGCATGATACCAGTTGAGGGACATAAAAACTTATTCCGAGATGAATCAGGTGCAATTGTCAATTGTGATACTGCTGAATATAATCAGTATATTAGAATGAAACGTGATCGTCAAAAACAGAAGGAAGAAATTGCCGAACTGAAAAAAGACGTTCACGAAATTAAAAATCTACTTATGGAGTTAATCAATGCCCGATCATAACGAAATTTCTTTGGACTCAGTTGCTAAGATGTTTGAGTTTGAAAAACAAGCAAGGCAGATTGATGAATGTAATGATATTAATGAATTGAAAAGTATGCTCAAGTCATCAATGAAGTTATTTTTAAAACAACAGGAAGTTGTGTCCAAACTCGGATTTGAAGGCGTATAAATATATTTTAGATCCTGAAAATTACCAGATTGGTATGTTATGCCAGACATAAAAGTAAGAGTAGGTCAACAAAATGCAATTAAGGTTGTTTCTTCAATCGTAGGAGATACTGCAGGAACTCTTTCTGGTTTGAGTGATGTCAATGCTGGAACACTAGCTAATGGCATGGTTCTTGTTTATAATGCTACCACCAATAAGTGGGATGCAACCTTAGAGTTAACACCAGGAGCTACACAGAATTTAGATATTAACGGAGGTTCATTCTAATGGCGAGTATCATTAGAGTCAAAAGATCTACTGGTACTACCGCACCAGCAACTTTAAATTATGGTGAACTTGGTCTTACGATTGGCGTTGGAACCCATGGTAATAGGGGTGGAAGGGTATTTGCTGGAGATAATTCCCAAAACCCACAGTTAATTGGTGGTAGATACTATACAGATCTTTTAAGTATTGCTCCTGGATTAGTTGCAGGACAAGATAATCCAACAACACCAGCAAATGGATTTGTTCCAGTTCTCTTAACAGAGAATGGTGGCAATCCTGGTGGCACTGGAGCAATTAGCCGTCTTCCAAGAGTTGATCAATGGTCAGTTGATAATCTAACCATTGACGGTAATACAATCTCATCAAATGATACGGATGGTGATATTGTATTGCGAACTAATGGCACTGGTGAAGTTGTTATCCCAGATGATCAGTTCTTGGTATTTGGTGATAGTAAGGACGCTAAGATTGAATATGATGAGAATGGTTCTGATGCCGTTCAAGTTACTGGTGCCCCATGGGTATGGAATGTTGCACAGCAATACCAAATTCCAACAGGTAGTCAGTTTGTAATTGATAACGTTGGTATTTCATCCAATGTCATTTCAACCAGATCTGGTGGTGGAAATACTCTCTATATTGATCCTTTTCCCGATGGTTTCAGCAATGAAGGAACAGTAATCATCAAAGGTGACCTTCAAGTTGATGGAACATCCACAACAGTAAACTCAAGTTCGGTTACTGTTAATGAATCCATCATGAATCTTGGTGATGTAACCAGTGTAAGAACGGTTATCACTGATGTTCAATCTGGTGTAAGCACAGCAAGATTAGATTCTGTTGTTGGTATCAATACTGGTGATACTCTTGTAGCAACTAATATTAACGCATCAGGTATTGCAACAGTTTCTGCAATTGATATTACAAATAAAGTTGTTACTTTTAGTGGAACAACAAGTGCTGGTCTTTCTACAACTACACAAATTACAGTAACTCACGGATTTGATACCAATACAGACCGTGGTATTTCATTCGATTATAACACAAGCAGTGGTGTTGGAAACAACAAAACTGGTTTCTTTGGTATGGATGACAGTTCTATCGCTGATAGTTCTGCAGGTGCATTAAATCATGGAACACATGCTGATAACAGCAGAAGATTAACCTACATTCCTGATGCAACTATCAATAATAGTGTTGTTGCAGGAACTAAAGGTTTCTTAGATATTAAAGGTATCTACTATCAATCTGGTGATTATGATACTAATGGTATCGTATATTTTGATAGCACTGGTCTTCAAAGATCTACAAATCAACCAGGTGATGCAGATACTACAGTAACTTCAACACAAATTCTTACTGCTGTTACTGAAATTGTTCTTACTTTGAGTGGCAATGCAAGTTTGAGTGCTGGAGCACAGATTACTCAACAAAATAATAGTGCTGCTTACGGTATGGTGAAGGCTACTACTTCTTCATCTAATAGTGTGACGTTGATTGGTGTTCAAGGAACATTTGATACTACCAATGATATCGTTGCTGATGGTGCTAGTGTTAACGAAAACCCAACCAACGTTGCTACTACATACACTAGTAAGCCAACTTGGACATCAACAATTGACGGAGGAACCTTCTAGAGATTATGAATAGTGAAGTAGATATTAATGTGTTAGTGACTCTTTATAATCAAAAATTAGCATCACTAACAAATCAAAATGTTTTGTTGGAGGCAAAAATTCAAACATTAACAAAAGAGTTTGAAGATGAAAAAAATAAGTTACTGGCACAACTTCTGGAATTAAAAAAACCAGAACCAGTAACTGTTAAATCTAAATCAAAACCTTTAACAGGCGCAGATGATTATCAGAACTCAGAGGTTGAAGAATAATGGCAAAACCATCAACACGTCAAGGATTAATTGATTACTGCTTAAGGCGTCTAGGTGCTCCTGTCCTAGAAATAAATGTTGATGATGATCAAATTGATGACTTAGTTGATGATGCCATTCAATATTTCAATGAGCGCCATTTTGATGGTGTTGAGAGGATGTTCCTCAAATACGAACTACAGCAAGAAGATATTGATAGGGGTAAAGCGAGTGGAACTAGTGGTGTTGGTATCGTAACTACGACTGCAGATGCAACAATCGTTGGTGCTGCAACTACATTTAGTTTCTACGAGACTTCAAATTTTATTCAAGTTCCAGATTCTGTAATTGGAATTGAGCGTATATTTAAGTTTGATACTAGTAGCATTTCTGGTGGAATGTTTAGTATCAAGTATCAATTATTTTTAAATGACTTGTATTACTTTAACTCGGTAGAGTTATTGCAGTATGCAATGACAAAGAGTTATTTGGAAGATATTGATCACTTATTAACTACAGATAAGCAAATAAGATTTAATAAGCGTCAAGATAGAATGTATCTTGATATTGATTGGAATGCACAAAATGCTGGAGATTTTCTAGTCATTGATTGTTATAGGGCACTAGATCCAGCCTCATTTACTCAAGTTTATAATGATAGTTTTGTTAAAAAATATTTAACTGCACTAATAAAACGCCAATGGGGACAGAATCTATTAAAGTTTAGGGGAGTTAAACTGCCAGGTGGTATTGAACTAAACGGCAGAGAGATTTATGAGGATGCTGAAAGAGAATTAGAACAACTCAAGCAGACAATGATGCTTGAGCATGAATTACCACCTCTCGATCTTATCGGATAATGGCACTAAATCCCTTTTTTCTTCAAGGAACACAATCCGAACAAAGATTGGTTCAAGATTTGATAAATGAACACCTAAGATTTCATGGTGTTGATATAACTTATATACCTAGAAAAGTTTTAAATCAAGATACAATTTTTAATGAGATTGAATTATCTCAGTTTGATGATAATTATGTTATTGAGGCATATATTAATACCTTTGAAGGTCATACTGGTGCTGGAGATATTCTAACTAAATTTGGAATGTCTTTGAGGGATGAATTAACAGTCACAATATCAAAAGAAAGATTTGAAGATTTCATATCACCATTTTTAGACGCATCTGATGATACCGAGATTGCTCTTGCAACACGCCCAAGAGAAGGTGATTTAATTTATTTTCCACTAGGACAGAGATTATTTGAAGTTAAGTTTGTAGAACATGAAGATCCTTTTTACCAATTAGGAAAAAATTACGTATATCAACTTAAATGTGAACTCTTTGAATATGAGGATGAAGTTATTGACACTTCAATCGAAGAAATTGATACTCAAGTTCAAGATGAAGGTTATATAACCACATTACAAGTAGTTGGAATTGGTGCTACCGCTACCGCAACTTCTGTTGTTGGCACAGGATATGTTAGACAACTATTTTTAAATAATGATGGTAGTGGATATACTTCTACACCAATTATTCAGTTTGATGATTCACCAGTTTCTGGTGGAACAGCAACAGCAGTTGCAATTACTACATCTATTGCTGGTGTTCGTTCTATAAAAGAAGTATTACTAACTAATGCTGGATTTGGTTATACAGTAACACCAAGTATTACAATATATGGTGGTGGAGGTGTTGGAGCAGCTGCTACATGCTCTATTGAAACCACTCAAAATGGTGTGCGTTCAATTGCGGTTAACCAAGGAGGATCTGGATATACTTCTGTCCCAACTGTAACTATTAGTGCTCCTTCCGCTGGAGCAGCAGGAACATCAACCATTGGTGCTGGTGGAACTGTAACTCAATTGACTTTAACAAATCCAGGTGCATCTTATGTTGTGGCACCAACTGTAACTATTGCTTCACCTGCAGGTGCTGGTTCAACTGCAACAGCAACAGCATCTATCGGTGCTGGTGGAACTATAACCACATTAACAATCACAAGTCCTGGTAGTGGTTATGCAGTTGCTCCAATTGTATCCATCTCTAATGCAGATGAATTCAAAGATCCATCACTGGCTACGGCGGTCGCTAGAGCAGAAATTTCTAGTGGTAATATAGTCACTGCTATTAGAATATTAAATGCAGGAATTGGATATGCTTCTGCACCCACAATTACAATTTCTGATCCACCATTAATTTCTGGTATTGGGACATATCAGTTCAATGAGATTATTACTGGTTCTAGTTCTGGAACCACTGCGAGAGTTAAAGAATGGGATTCTGATACAAATATTCTTAAAATATCTTATGTTGATGGAACATTTACAAATGGTGAATTGATTGTTGGTGCAGCATCTTCTGCAACATATGCGGCAGACTTTTATACCAATGATGATACATATGATAAATATACTGACAACGATTCTATCGAGACTGAGGCAGATCTCATAGTTGACTTCACAGAATCGAATCCTTTTGGTAATTATTAATGTTAGGCACCTATTTCTATCACGAAATAATTAGAAAAACAGTCGTTTCCTTTGGAACATTGTTTAATCAAATTTACGTGAAACATGATGATGCGAATGGAAATGTTGAGAGTGAAATCAAGGTTCCACTAGCATATGGTCCTGCTCAAAAGTTCTTGGCAAGATTAGAACAGCAAGCAGATTTAAACAGAGCAGTTCAAATTACATTGCCAAGAATGTCTTTTGAAATGAATAGTATTTCATATGATCCTACAAGAAAAGTTTCTGTAACTCAAACTTTTAAAGCAGTAGACGATAATAGTAGAATAAAAAAGGTTTATATGCCTGTTCCATATAACCTTGGATTTGAATTAAACATTCTTACAAAATTGAATGATGATGCCCTTCAAATTATTGAGCAGATTCTTCCATATTTTCAACCATCATTTAATATTACTGTTGAGTTGGTAGATTCAATCGGAGAAAAAAGAGATATACCAGTTGTATTAGATAATATTTCATTCCAAGATGATTATGAAGGTGATTTTTCTACTCGTAGAGCTTTAATTTATACTTTACAATTTACAGCAAAAACATATCTGTTTGGTCCTATTGCAGACAGCACGGATGGAATTATCCGTAAGGTTCAGGTCGATTACTATTCAGATACTGATAGACAAAAAGCGAAGAGACAGGTTAGATATACTGCCACCCCACAGGCAAGAAAAGATTATGATAATGATACTGGCGCACTAACAACAGAATCTATTGATCTCACCGAAACTGTAATTGAACTGAATGATACTTCTGGTATTGCAGTCAATAATAGAGTTATTATTGATAGTGAAATTATGAAGGTAACTAAGTTAACTAGCACTTCTATAACTGTTAAGAGGGCACATAGTGCAACGATTGCAGCAGAACATCGTAAAGGATCAAAACTCAATGTTCTCAGCACTGCTGATGATGCTCTCGTTGCACCAGGGGATGACTTTGGATTCAACGAAGATCTTGATTTCTTCGAGAGCGGAGCAGACTTTAGTCCAACCAGAAAAATTGATATCTAATTTATGTCTGACAAATTTGATTCTATCGATGATGCTCTTAACACTAAGTGTGAGATCGTTAAAACAGAAGGGCAACCTGCTGAACTAAAGGTTCCTGATAAGGGTGCTCAAGACCTCACAAAAGATTATGAATATACAAGAGCAAACTTGTATTCACTGATCGAAAAAGGTCAAGAAGCAATTAATGGTATTATGGAACTTGCCGGTGAAGGTGGGAGTCCTAGAGCATATGAAGTTGCAGGACAACTTATTAAAAGTGTTGCAGATACAACAGATAAGTTAGTAGATCTTCAGAAAAAAGTAAAAGATCTTGAAGAAGATTCTGGAACAAAAACAACTAATAATGTTACAAACAATGCATTATTTGTTGGATCAACATCAGATCTTCAAAAACTACTAAAGCAAGGTTTTCTAAATAATAGTAACTCAGACACTAATAATGAAAAAGTGTAAGCAGGGTTATTATTACTGCTATAAAGATAAAAAGTGTAAAAAGATTCCACTAGGATATCGCGTGGGTCTGGGTGGATGGCTTCGCCGCGAAAAAGAGGAAGAAAAGGAAGAGGAGACGAAAAAGAATGGGAATGGAAATGGTGCGAATGGCAATGGAAATGGGAATGGGGAGTCTAATGGGGGCTCTGATGGCGGAGGAGTATCAGAAGCGTGGAGTGCAAAATATAAAAAGTCCATCGATTGCAATAATCCAAAAGGATTCTCTCAACGAGCACACTGTAGGGGTAGAAAGAAAGTGAACGAAGAAAAGAAAGATCACGAGTATTCTATGGCTCGTTCCGAACTCAAAACTATTAAGAATGCTGCTTCCCGCCTTCAAAAGAAAATGGGTAAAAAGGGTGAAGGTGAACTCAAAGCATGGGTTCAATCAAAAATC